TCAAAAATGAATACTAGATTTTGCTTCGTTTTCAGTCTGGGGGCTATTAAAAAGTTTGTCTAAAGAGCCGGAAATTTTTTCATCCGAGCGTGCTTTATACTCATCAATTAGGTATGCGTATATCCGGGACGTGGTGCTAATATCAGAATGACCAAGACGTTTCGATATAATATATAGGTCAATGTTCTGAGAGAGCAGGAACGCAACGTGAGAGTGCCGCAGACTATGAAAGTGGAATCCTTTTCGTGTGATGCCCAATGCTTTTAAGTCAGATCGCAGAACTTTATTAACGCCGTTAGAGGTTGGGATGTCATGGGCAACGTTCTCAAATACCATTTCTCGGTTATTTACCTTAAGTGCTTTCAGACTATCTAAGAATTGTTTGTTAACACGGATGGTTCTATTTGAGCTTTCGGTTTTAGTTGGCTTGAATCCACCACCTTCAACATAGTTCCATGATTTATTTATTGAGATAGTATTGAACGTGAAATTAATGTCTTTCCAAGTTAGTGCCATGATTTCTCCTAATCGTGCCCCGGTAAAGATGGCAGTCATGATCATGTATTGAGACGTGTAACGAGGATTGAGGTGATTCTGTACATAAGCTGTTAGTTGCTTAATCTCAGCTAGACTTAGGTAATCAATCTTAAGACTACGATTTTTGTCGTAAGTGATAATTACGTTATAAGTGAAGTCAGTTTCAACATCTTTTTCAAAAACAGCATTGCCAACACAAGCCTTAATTAGATTGTGCAGTTTCTTAACTGAATCTTTCGCATGATTTTTGCCATATTGGTTTATGAATTTTTGGTAATCCTTACGAGTAATATCTGCAATACGTGCATGAGCAAAGTAATTTTCTATTTCAGTATGAACTAATTCATATCTACGAGTTGTGATATAGGCGAGATTAGGTTTGCGGTATGTCTCATACCACGAATAGAAGTATTTAGAGAACTCAATAGATGGCTTCTTTTCTAGTTCACCAGAAAATTTACTAACTTCGAATGAGTTAGCAAATTCCTCTGCGTCTCGTTTACGGGTGAAGGTTTTTCGTTTACTTAGGTAGTTTCCTGCATGATCTCTATACGAAATTCTTACTAGGTAACCTTTTTTCACACGTTTAATTTGTGCCATAATAAATTCCTCCTTGTGATATACTAGAAGGGCAAAAGGGTGCAACAGCCCTGTTAGTATTTATTCAAGTTAAGCACATCCATCTTCTTGGCGGGAGGGGATGTGCTTTTTTTCTGCTTATAGATCGTTATTAGCGAATGCATCTCTTAAAAGAACTAATACCAAAAAAGCAATCCAGATTAAAGGAGAATGGAAATGATAGTAGAAAACAGCAAATATAATTCCAATAACTCCTACGATCATTATCAGCCACGAGACTAGGCTTGAAGTGTAATGTTTCTGATCAAGTGAAGGATTACTTTTAATAGCTGGTTTATATAGAGTAAAATGGGCTATTAATGAAAATATAAAGATAACTGGCAATATCCATAGTGAATCTGCAAATATTGATTTTGGATATGTTTCCTCCAATGCCAGCACTATGAAAAATGGGTAAAAGTCAATATTATTCACAAGAGCATATTTCCAATTGAAATTCATCGATCTAACCATCTCCAATAATTGTTAAGTTTTATATTCAAAAATTTAAACGCGAGCGGCAGGAGTCGGACCTGCATAGTACTCCAAGAAAGAATGGGCTTCAAGACTTGGAACATTGTTCTACCGTTGAACTACGCTCGCATGTTAATAGAAGTTTCAATAGATGTTGTAAAAAGTTGTGTACATACCAAACAATCCCACGATGATGGCAACTATTAATTTGAGGGTTATTATAAACATGTTGTAGGGGTTGTTATGATTTGTTTGCAGAAGTGTATCCACAACTAAGTAAAGAGATAGTACTATCAATCCCCAATCTAATAGTTTTGTGATATCAATATTCATAGGTGCCTCCATAATTATTTGCTATTAACGTACAATGCAGCGGCAGGAGTCGAACCTGCATAGTAGGTGTTAAGAGCAGGGGAACTCTATTTGGAGTGGACACGTTCTACCGTTGAACTACGCTCGCATGTTGCCCGCTAGGCTGGTAGTGGGCGATGGTGCTACTTTCGTTTATGAATCCAGTAAGCTAAAATGGCGACTAACACTATAAAGCAAATGATGCCAATTACAATGTTGAAGTCGAACACGTGTGTGCTGTACCTTCCTACATACAATTCCATGACTTTCCCCCGATTAAAATATGTTTATACTAGTTCTACTTAACATGTTTATACCCGGCCAAGCCGATAAAATATAATATCGCGATTGGCACCCAAATTACCATAACGATTGCTTGTGAAGGAATCCAGGTTGCCAGGATAAATAGCACGGCCAATATTGGTAAAAAGATGTGTCCTAGTGTTCCTAATATCTTCCATAGCGCTAGAAAGATGACGATCATTATTAGTAGTCCCATTATAGTTACTCCTTATAAATTTTAATGCCACCGCTGAACGTTGATCTTGCTAGTTCACCACCATTTTGAGAGTAGAAATAAATTATTCCGGCATCATAGTCTTCACCACTAGCAAGAGTATTGGCATGGTCATAAATTTCTTGAGCTAAAGCTGTAAAATCTGCCACGCTCATATTTTCGACTGAATTTGGAAGTACAACTTTAACGACTCCATCTTCAATGCTTGAAGTTCCCATTTTCTTGTTAGAAAGATAAACATTGAAATCCCTGATGAATAGCTTTCCGTTCTTATCGTCTTTACTAGACTCTTTATCTTCGCTTGATGAAAGCTTGCTGTCTTCTTTAGACTGACTTATTGATTCTTTCCGTGACGAGCTAATAGATTCTTGTTTTGCCTCGTTGACACGCTTTGAATGGCCAGCCAAATATAGTCCGAAAAATATTACCAACAAGCTCACAACGATTGTCAGTATTTTTTGTCTAATTGAATTGCTGGTTCCATCTTCGTTTTTTGAAAACATGCCGATACATACCAGTACAGTAAAAACAATAATTATCCATCCCAAAATCGTTATAAACATTCAATAATTCCTCCAAATTTCCCAGCTTTTACTGACGTCCGTATCTGGTCTATAATAATATTTGTGTATCAATATCATTGGCTACTACGTCTCACTGTTTGCGGCAGTGGGGTAATTTTTTAATGAGATATAACAGGTAGTACAATATTGATTAAGATGGCATGGATTTAGCTTTTTGAATAGCTTTTTCTGCAAGAATAGATGACTTTTCGTCATTCCAGTCTTTAAGCAAATCTTGAATGTAAAAAGTTGATACGCATCCACAAGAAGTACAAAATCTTGCGTTACCTTGCAATAACGTGCCGCAGCCATCTGATGAAATTAATTGAGATGCGGAAAACGCATGAAATGGATCATGCATGTCATTGTACGGTATTCCAGTGCATCTATTAGTTAAATATGTCCCACAAATTTTGCAGAAGTCACCACCGTCAATTTCTTCGTTTTGACAAACTGGACAAGAAACAACCTTTGAGTCGTCATCAACAACTATATCTGGATATTTCAAAACTTTATCACCAAACCTTTCATGGAATGAAAAAGAATTATATTGGTTAAATACATAAATATTTCGGTTGCCACATATTGGGCAAAAATTACTGTGATCTTTACTTTTACTAATGCTTAATTCCTTACATTTGTGGCAATAAATTCGAGTACCGCCACCAACGATCAATAAAAGTCCAGTAGTTGGTGGGGTGCTATAAACACGAGGATGATTAAAAGAATACTTAGGAATACGGATTGAAGGCCACGCCCAAGGACGACGGTCGTGGTACTCCGTATATGCATGAATTGCAGCATCACCAGAGACGTCATATTTAATTTGAATGTCTTTGAGAGTATCGTTTTCTTTTAATGAAGGGGTGGGTATAAGTAAGCATTGAGCAAAAGCTTGCGCTTCTGCTTCATAAATCAAATAGTCTTTTTCTGTAATTGATGATGGTGTTTCACCTTGCCTAGCAATACTGGTAACAAAGGGATGGTTAAGCAAATAATGTCCAATTTCGTGAGCAATCGAGAAGCGGATCCTTTGCGGAATATTTATAAGAGTATCGCTATTGTAAAGGATTATTAATTCATCACGGTTGGACATTTTCACTAATGCGGCATCTTGAGAGCCGTCTGCTAAATGTTCTTGAACCCAGTTTACATCAACAGGCATTCCATGATTACATATTTTATTAACCATAGTGTTATAACTCATAAGCTGAACTTTTGGTAGCCGATCTACCAATTGAACAAGATTAACAGGAAAACTGATAGAAGCGGCTTTAATCAGTTGCATAGCTGTATCTTTAGCAAATGTCCACCGCGGTTTCATTTATCATCATCTCCAAAAGTTTCTTTGAAAATAGCATTCATCACTTCGTCCAGTTGGTCTAATTGCTGATCGTTAAGTTTTGTCGCTCTACGGGCAATCTTTTGTACTTTGGGCCGAGCATTATCGGAAACAGCTGCACTGTCTTCTTTGCCTGTTAAAAGGTAGTCAACTGAAACCCCTAAAACTTTGGCAACGGCGGCTAAGGTCTCTGGATTAGGGTTGCGCGTCTTCCACTGGTACATATAATTCGTGCTGACATTCGCTTTTCGTTCCACCTCAGCAATGGAATATCCACGTTTTTTTGCAATTTCTTTTATTCTATCAAACAGCGTCATATCAATAATCCTCCGTAATTACACAAAGGCAGCTAAGACAAGTTATAGATTTTTTATTGCAAAATTCTACAATTTGTCATAGAATAGTCTTTGTTAAGAAAAGTAGTTAAGAAAATGGCTAAATTAAAATACTTATTAATCATCTTGGTGGGCGATAAGTAGGTATTTAATAGCTTATTTCGTTATGTCTACATTCTAAGATATGTTGTAGATAATTACAAGGACTTTCTTAATAAATATTAAGGAAAAGAGGAACGCAAATGTTTATTCATATGGAAACAAACAACAAAGCCGAAGCAATTAAGAGTTGGCTAGCAAATCATCGTAGTTTAGAAACACAAGCATCAATTGCTAATCATTTTGGAAAATCAACAACGTTTGTAAATTTGTCATTGAACAAACGAATGACAACCAAAGGGGCTGAGAGACTAATTGAGCAAATTTATAAATACTTGGTAGAAAAGTATGGTATTTAAGGAGGATTAACTATGAACGAATTAAAAGTAATCGGTCATGAACATATCGGTCAATATGAATTCATTGGAATTGAGGGTGGGTTCGGTGAAAGTAAAAAGGCAATGCTGGTTAAGGACATTGCCAAGATTCATGAGCGACCAGTGTTTAAGATTAATGAACTTATTAATAACAACATTAAGCGGTTTAAAGAAGGTATCGATTTAATTGATTTAAAACATATCCTTCAAAAGGATGTGTTTTCCGAATATGGATTTAGCAAGGCACAATGGGGAAATGCAGCAAACATCTACCTATTGTCTGAACGAGGTTACAGCAAGCTTCTAAAAATCCTCGAAGATGATAAGGCTTGGGAAATCTACGACGAGTTAGTTGACAACTATTTCAATATGCGCCAGTCCATCAAAGAGAATCAACCATCATTAGTTGCTGGCAAGCGACTTGAAATTATGGAAAAGAACGCAGCTACTAGAAAGGCCAATCTACTATTTAAAATTGCACAGGCCACTGATTCAAAAACATCTAGTCAATCATTACTCGCACAAGCTGCTAAGGAGTTAACTGGTGAGATGACTATCCCAGTCATGAAATGTAAAGAATACAGTGCCAGCGAAGTTGGCAACTTAGTTGGTAAGTCAGCTAACATGGTTGGCCGAATTTGTAATCGGCTTGGATTGAAAGCTGAACAGCCGGGACAAAATAAGTATGGTCGCTGGAGCAACAGCAAATCACAACATTCTGATAAGGAAGTTCCACAGTGGCTGTATTTTGATGAGGGCGTTGAGGCTATTAAGAATGAAACTGATAAACATCCAGCATAGAAAGGAATGATCCACATGCAAGAAGTACAACAAGTTAAGTTTAACGGAGATCTAATTTTAACTACTGAACAGTTAGCCGAATTTTATGGAACAACCTCACGACGCATTACTGATAATTTTAATGCTAATAGGGACAAATTTATTGAAGGTACTCATTATTTTCATTTAGAAGGTAGCCAACTGAAACAATTTAAGAACCAAACCCGAAAAACGGGATTGGTTAGTGAACACGCCGGTGCAATTAATTTATGGACTAAGTGTGGTGCTAGCCGGCATTCAAAAATGCTTGGAACTGATCAAGCTTGGGACATGTTTGATGAGCTGGAAGAAAACTACTTTAACCCGAAACAGTTTGCACCACCAACATCACCGAGAGAGATTGCACGATTGGCATTGCAAGCCAATGAGGAGACTAACCAGCGCCTAGATAGTGTAGAGGGCGATGTGAAAGACCTCAAAGAGAACCAAGTTATTCCTAATCCTGAATATAGTGCGCTTAACCGGCGTGTTAATCAGCGCGTGTCGGAAGTCGCACATAGCTATGGTCATATCACACAGAAACAACGAGGTGAGCTGTTCAAGGATATTGGCAGTGGAATCAAGAAGATTGCTAACGTGAGTGCTCGGTCAATGCTACGCAAGAAGGACTACCAGATGGTAATGGACTTCATTAACGATTGGGAGCCGTCTACAGCAACTAAAACGATTATTCGGCAGACGTCACTTAGATTCGACAAAGAGCCAGCATAAGAGGATTAGCAATATGAAATTAGAAAGGAGACTCTATTATGCAAGCATTAAAAGTGGCAGCAGTTCCGATGCACGTTAAAAACATGGATAAATATGTATTAGTTGATACAGATGCATATAACAAGCTACTGGATCAGACTACACATGGACGTACATGGATAATGGACGATTTACGTATCTGGTGTGGAGACAAATCGATTAAATGGATTAAAGAAAATATCCTTGAAAATCCAAAATACAGCCGACAGATTGGCAGAATGGAGCAACAAGGTCAAATAATTCACAAGGGACGTGGTAGCGCCTGGAAGTTTAAGGCTAGCGTGATGGCTGACTTTTTGGAATCTCATTGGGAGGAATTGCCGTGGTAGAAGTAGCGGTATTAACCTGGGCGCTAACATCCGTATGGTACAAGCGCCGAGAGATTAGAAACTGGTTTGGAATTTAGGAGGAAACGATATGTATGGAGAAGACATTGAGCACGCGTTAAGAGCACGTAAGTATAACGCGATTCGTGCAGATGAACGTGAGCTGATTAACGCTATCACGTACGATACAGATAGAATCATTAAGCGGCGCCCGTGCTTTGGCTATTCAGAAGAATTTATTGGCGAATTACAAGAACACGATATTAATGTTTGCGAGCCAGATGGAAATTCTGATGAGAACTGGACGTTTACATTGCCACCAATGTATTAGGAGGAATAATCATGAAAGTTCATGTAGGTGATCGAGTGAGTTACAAGGCAGAGTATAGTTGTGGCCAATTAATACGAGAAGCCGGAGTTGGTAAAGTAGTGGATATTAAAAAAATCCCGTTCACATTGCGCACTCAAAAAGATGTGGCTGTAGTTGAACAAAATGGACAGCAATTCGAGATTATTACCAATGGTATTCAAGTGCTCAAGTAGGAGGAATGATCATGCAAAAAACATCAATTTTACCACTCCACGAGTGGAAACGAGCGCAAAAAAAGCCATCGCTAGTATTGGCTAACGATGGACTAATGGAAGAGATGATTAGTACCAACATTTACTTTATTCCAAAGCAGTCTCGTTTGCAAGCTAAAAGACAAAAACACTCCCTACTGGAGTGGATTACAAGAGTAGGGAGCAAGAAAACAATTCAAGGTGTGCGTATATGTTAACGCTAACTCGAAATGTTTGCAAGTGCTAAGAAAGCGAGGACGGTAGTTATGGATAATCCATTACCTTACAAAAAACAACAGGATTGTATTTTTCAGGGTATTACACGGATTGGATCAATTGATCCACAAGAATTAACTCCAGAATGGATGTTAATTCAAAATAATATGGCAATGGCGTTTTGCTTGAATGCATGGATGTTTAATAGGGGGCTGAAATAAATGGTGGACTTACTATCTGAATGCCAATCGTTTGAAATGAAACTTAACCGTGTAGAAAAAAAGTTATCTGCGGCCACAAGCGCTGCTGACTTTGCCTACAGGGCGGTACAGACACGTCAAAAAATTGTTTCGTTTGACGACCTAGACGATGAGGAAAAGATTGCACTGTTTAACGAATATGACTGGTTGTTATTAGAACTAGAAGGTTACTTAGGTGGATTGCAACAGCAATTTGAAGATGCGGATGAAGGCTTGTCTGGCGGAAAATTTTTGCTGGAGACTTTAAAAGATAATTCGGTGATATAAATTAGGCAGAGGTGATCGTGTGGAACTGCTACCGACTAAGTTAATTGAAAAAGATGGCGAGTGGTATCAGGTTCAGAAGCTCACCCATAAGCCTAACCTTGACCATGTTGAGACGGTAAGTGGTTCTGCTGACGAATACTACACGTACTCTGAATTAGCTGACACACGTAAAGCTAGGCCGCAACAACGACGCTTGTTCTTCGCGTTGCTTAGTGACATCTATACGTGGTCAGGCATGCCGACAGACTTCTTGAAAAACTTGTTTTATTTGCAGTATGAGTCATATACGTTTGGCAAGCAGATTAGCCTGTCAGACACCACGGAATCGTCTGTGAGCGATGCTAACCAGTTGTTAGACCTAGTCATCGACTTCATGTTTGAGTGGCACGTGCCGTTCAAGGAAGGCTATAAGCTATTGCCGCGTGAGCAAGAATATTATCTGTTTCAATGTTGCCGTCATCGAGTTTGCATGATCTGTGGTAATCGTGCTGATATCCATCATGTAGACGTTATCGGAGCCGGCTTGAACAGAACACACGTTGACCACACCAAACGGCACGTTATGGCATTGTGTCGAGTCCATCACAGCGAGATTGAGCAAATTGGATCCGTGGCATTTAGTGCAAAATACCACGTCCCGGTAGATGGCATAAAACTAGATAAAGAAACGTTAAAACGAATTGGCTTGAAAGGTAAATACAGCAGTGACTAATACACCGGGTGGGTGGAATGCCTACTAGTAAATAAGGGAGGATTAAAAGATGGCACAAAGGAGAATGTTTAGCAACCGTATAACCGATAGCGCTAAATTTTTAAAGATGCCGTTGAGCAGTCAGGCACTCTATTTTCATTTGGGGTTGCATGCGGATGATGATGGTGTTGTAGAAGCGTTCTCGGTTATGCGGCAAACTGGTGCAGTTGAGGACGATTTGCGAATACTAGTAGCTAAGAATTTTGTAAATGTTTTAAACGATGATCTAGTTGCCTATATCACGGATTGGAACGAAAATAATCGAATTCGAGCGGATAGAAAAGTGGATTCGATATATAAAGACTTGTTATTAGAAATCATGCCAAACATAGAATTAACTGAGCCCAAGCCGCGTGCTGACACGGGTAAAGTTACTGGACGTCCAATGGACAACCAATGGACGGACAATGGACCGCATAGGTTAGGTAAGGTTAGGTTAGGTAAGGTTAGTAAAGGTAAGGTAAACAAAGATAGTCACCATTTGGCAAAGCCAAATTATGACCCGTCTTCTCAGCCGTACAAAATTGCTAGTCATTTGTTGACCAGAATTAAGCAACGGCAACCTGACTTTAAAGAACCAAACTTACAAAAATGGGCTAATGATATTCGATTGGCACACGAACGTGATCATCGTGATTATGAAAAATTAGATTGGCTAGTAGATTGGTCACAGGATAATTCATTCTGGCAAGCAAACATTTTATCGGCAGGAAAGTTACGCAAGCAGTATGACACGCTCATGGGTCAGGCTGAACGGGATCGCCCGACTAATGTTGCGCCACAAACACGAGAGGACTGGTTTGGCTAATGGAAAATGTAACGAAGTTATTCAATCAAGCCACGATTCAGAAAGTAGTAGCGGCTAGAGGCATTGATACAACTAAGTTGCCAACCAAAGAAGAATTGGATCATCAAACAATTGATCGGGCGAATGCGGGCGTAATTGCTAACCGAAAACGGTATTACTATCGCATGTCAGTCTGGTCTGGAGGCGTGCCACTACGATTTAGCTTTAATGATTGGCAGGTTGATAAACAGCCTAATCAAGCTAAAGCTAGAGAACTTGGTAATCAAGCATTTAAGTTAGCTAGGCAATTAGAGACTAACCAGTTCAACGTAGCACTTGCAGGCGGCCCTGGTGTTGGCAAAACGTCATTAGCGCTAGCAATTATGTATCAGCTAATGAGCGTAGGACAGACAGCAATGTTTGTTTCAACAGCTGAGTTGCTACGGCTGGTCAACGAGAAATACGATGCGCCAGATGTCAGAGAACGCTTAAACTATGTTCTAAAGGACATGAAAAAAGTCGACGTGTTGGTGCTAGACGACTTTGGTACTGAAGGTGGCAAGCCGACTGAAAAAGGGTTCTACAAGCCAGTGCACAAAGATTTACGTACGTTGATGTATGACGTTGCCAATGCCAGATGGAATCTTAACATTAACGATGGCAAATTAGCAACGATTATCACTACCAACAATACACGAAGCCAGTTAGAAAACATGTATAGTGGTCAGACAATTGATCGTTTATATACCAAGGACACTAACTGTCAATTGCTGTTTGACAACATGGAAGGAGTCAGAAGTGTATGAGTTGCGAATTATGTCATGGTAGTAAAGTTGTTCAGCAACCACTTGGGAGTTATGGTTTCACGTTTGGGCCATGCCCAAATTGTACGAATGAGATACATGCTCATTACGAAAAGGAATTAGCGGGGGTGTTGTCTAGTGTACGCAGTCAAGACATTTGACGGGGATCATAGAGTGCTAGCTACTGGCGATGAACCAGAGCTACATCGCATGTTACTGGAAAGGCGCCAACATGGCGAATGGCAATTCCCAGTAGTCATTGAAAAGGAAACAGCTAAGCCATGGGATGATGCGGCTTACCTAGCCAGTATGAAAATAGACTCGAAGCAGGGCGAACGTGAGGATGTCAGAGCCATTCGGCAAGCACATAAGCATGGCAAACATACGCTTAGAGAACTAGCTGATAGTACGGCAATTGAATTAAATCGGGTAAAGGATTTAGTCCATAAATACAGCTTGCCACTGACTAACGATTACTGGCGTGCTGAGAAGTATAACAATCCTGATGAAGTGATCGCCTATCAAACACTGGCACGATTATGTAAAAGGATTGACGCCCCAGAGTTCTCGATTAGACAGGCCAGTATGTCTAACAGGATCGTTAATGGCTACTACATTAGCCGGGTGCCGAAAGTATGAACAAAGTCGTGATTAAGGGCGAACTACCTAGCTTAAATGAGTACATCAAGGCTGAACGGGCCAATCGGTATGCGGCAGCTAACTTAAAGAAGCGGTACACGGCCTTATGTAGTGTATATGCGCGGGCTAGTCGAAATTCTGGAGTCGAATTCAGCTGGCCTTGCAAGCTTAAATTTACGTGGTACACGAAGAACAACCGGAAAGATGCGGATAATATCGCGTTTGCTAAAAAGTTTGTGCTGGACGGCTTTATGAAGGCTGGGCTTTTAGGCAACGACAATCGAAAGCACATCACAGGATTCCAGGACGAATTTGCCGTTGATAAACGAAATCCTAGAGTAGAAATAGATGAAATCACGGAGGACAAAGATGCCTAAACACACTAAGAAACGTTCAACGATTAAACGGAAGCACCGGCGCATGAAGGAACATGCCGAAGCAAACAAAGCTAAAGCACAGGATAATAAGCAATTGGCTAAGGAATATAAGCCGTACAACATTAATAAGCGGGCGTTCGGGGAGGACTGAAAATGAAAGTTAAAATTATACCACCAATTCGAAGTGGTAAAAATCCATACGTGAAAGAATTTGACAGCTGGGCACAAGTGGATGCTTACTTGCGTGCCCACAATGAAGAAATTTACGAGAGGGACCCAGCAACAGAAGAGTTAAACTTTTATCCAAGGATAATTGAATAGTAGATAAGAGGGAATGGAGATGGCGCCGATGATTAAGTTTAGAGGGATTCCATTAGAAGATGTTAGCTCAATTGATGGTGTAAATTTTGATGGGAAATTTGTTTATGGAAACTATGCAAAAAATGGTGATGGGGCTTTAATTATTGGTGATGTACTTGAAGCTGAAGAAGATGTGTTTTGGCCGTCTTGGTGGGTTCCGGTAGAACCTAAGACAGTAGGACAGTTTACCGGCCTGAAAGATGTGAACGGCAAGGAAATTTATATTGGCGATATTATTTATAAAGCCGATAGATATGGAGCCGGCTTTAATTCGATTATTCAAAATAAGGAACATGGTTATGGTGGAATAAATATTGCACAAGATATTGTAGTTGGTAACGTGCACGAGAACCCGGAGCTATTGGAGGCTGACAAATGAAAATTGTTGGTGGGCTATATTGTATTGATGGCAATGTGAATAACGCAAAAGACCAGTCACAATATGTTGTAGGGGTTAATGAAGTCGATAAAGAACGTGTGAGAGAAGCTTGTATGGCTTACATTGATGACTATTTTGGCAAAGAATATTTTGAAAAAGAACGTGGGATTAGTCTAAAAGATTTAGTTGAATCTGCTGATTTGAGTATTTCGTATGAGCGCCATATTCCAATAAATAAATACAGCTTTGATTATGATATTTGGGGGTCTAGTGTTAATAGTATAGGATTTGGCCCCGGTAAAGGAGCTAAAAAAGTTTGGGTACTTTCTTTTAACGACAATCCATGGAGGAAAGCAAATGAAACAGATATTTGAACTTCTTTGGAATTCTTCCACATTGCAATTGGTGGGGTATTTAATAACGTCAGTTGGTGTATTGCTGTTTATTGAATCAGTAATAATTTGGATGGCGAACAGGCATGACTGACATCGAAATGGAGTTGAGTGATCGCGATGGTAAACAAAAAGCCGCCCGTTAAGGCGACCAGTCACAGGACCACTCGAATGACCGTTGTCAGTATAACATATAAAAGCGTCGTATCTGTTGAGGAGAATACGGCGCTAGGAATTAAAGCAACTATAATATACACCACACGATATATTTAGGCAACCCTAAACATGTGCGCTGCTAGACTACAATATTTGAAAGGGGAATTGGTAGTGAAACGAACGACGATTAGAAAAGTTGAAGATATTCTACGTGACTATCCCAAGATTGACAAGTATATCGAGAAACGTGAACAGGAATTACGTTATCCAACTGTACCACGTGATGATAATGTTGGAGGTGGCAAGGCGCAATACAAATATCCTGAAACGACACTCAACACGATTATCACGATTGATGACGATCGACGCATTAATGCTTTGAAACATCAGCGGGAAGTGATTGACGATTGCTTAGATGGTGTCGGCCATGACACTGAAGTAATCGTAAATGAACTATATTTTAAGAAACATCAGCAATACACGATTGATGGACTAATTACAAACCACTTAATCAACGTTAGTCATACTAAGGCGTTTAAGTTAAGAAATGATTTTATTATGGAATGTGCTAAGGGATTGGGATTATATGAAATCGCGTATTAATTGCGTATTTTCGACCCCTACAATCGTGCTAAATTGGTAGCATGCCAAATGTGATTGACGTGCATGAAGTAATCCTCCAAATTACAGACTGGTAATCGCTGTGGGCTAATTGGTAAGCCACAATGGGATGTAGGTTCGAGGCCTACCAGCGATATTTATGATTTAACCCAAAAAGAACCTTCTAATTAATCTAGAAGGTTCTTTTTGGACTTTATTAGTTATCTTTGTGCTTATTAGCTATTAATTTTTGAGCTTCAGCTTTTCCTGATTCAGGCAAATTATTCTGTTCCTCCTTTGCTGGAAGAGAGAAAGGATTGGTTGAATCTTTTGTAATTGGGGCATGGAAAGACATGCCGGAATACAAGATGTCAGATAACGCTTGTAGACTTTTAACAAGCTTTTGAATATCTTCAGGATCAACGTCCTCATTTTTGATTTTCTTATTAATTTCCTTTGCTAAAGCAGTATATGTGGAAAGAGTTTCCTTATTCATGGCTTCTTGCACTTTGTTTCTTGTATCTGGATCGATTTGTAAGCTTAGTACTGCTAATTCACTTAACTTTTTATCGATTCTTTGTTTATTAAACTGAATTACGGCAGTAATCACAGTAGCGAAGTTTGCTGCCGCTTGAAATGTATCAAAAATAATTCGTATCCAATCGGACCCAACGTCAAAATTTGACAAAGTTGGTTCTTTTTCGAGTCCGGGGAGTATTTTTAATAATTTAAAGCAATTTGCTAATTCTTTTTGTGAACTAGCAAATTCGCTGTAATATTCATATGTTGGTAATTTAACAATGATACTTTTTTCGTCATCTTTGGGGACATGATCATTAATTAAACTTTTAATAGTCTTGCAACGCCCAATAACATTATTTAAAGCAACTATATAAGAGTCAGCTTCACTACTTTGCATACTCACTGAAGTGCCCAAACGAAAAAGTCCTTTTTTGTCTAAATCTTGAATGATATCATCGATATAAATTAATTTCGACAAGTTTTGGAGACACTTTATGCTTTCACCATAACGTTCTATTTTTCTTGCGGAGTTGTTGTTGGCAACTGTAGTTAATTTTATACCTTCAATATGTGGTAATTCCATTTCAATTTTTTCATAAAGAGTCCGTAGTCTCATTTTTGTTCCAACTTTCCTAAATAATTAGCACAACTGACTATATTATAAGGAGTATTCATCACAATGGAAACACAATTATCAATGAAAAAAGATGGAATTATAATTTTAAAAAATATAACTCTTGACTTAAACACAATTACTTTAATTATCACAGAGCTGAATGACTTGGGATTTAAATGTATTAGTCTAAACTCAGTAAATGTGGCTAATTAAACTAGGCAGATAATATCAGATTTTATAGCATATTCGAAACAGGTCTCGCTTATCGGCGGTAATCTTTGTATACTAGCAGTGGAGGTGTGGGTAATGAAATTGCAAAAATTAGAGATTAGACAATTTTTGGAAGCTGTATCGTCTTTTTTAAAGTCTAATAAAACAACGACCCTGTTAGTTCGTGGATTCTTTATGCAGGATAATTTGAAAGCTGTTTTAGAAGCAATGCAAGAGGATGATAATCTAAAAACTAGTATATTTGTCACTGGTGATATTTCAGAGGTTCCTCGTCTATTCAACGAGCCACTTGGTCAAAAAATTTTAAAGCGCCCTAAGTTGAATACTAGTTATAGGCTTGCTGGTACGACAACTCAGTTCATAAAGCGCAACCAAAATGTCAATTGTGATTTTGGTTTTGGCATCGATTTAGCAGTATTCTATCCGGTGCAAAATGTGTTGTTTGAAGAGTCTGATTTTAATAAATTCATTTCTAAGCTCCATCACTCAAAAGCAAACAAAAATATTTTGATTATGACGAATGATTACAGCAGGCGTGCTGAAAAACTATATCAGTTTGTTGATGAGGTGTTAGTATTAGATACTTCACAACTTGATGAGAAACATTCTGAGAAGGCAAAACAACTTGCTGAAAATTTCAAAAGGGATGGAAAGGACCTTCCTTATTAGTTATAGAACCATTTAAGAGTGTCCAAGCTGATGCCTAGCCAGATAAATGGTGTAAGGATGAGCGTCGTACTAAACAGCACGGCGCTTTTAGTTTGGAAAAGAAACGGAGAAAGCAACATGCCAAGGACAAGAAGATGCCGCTATTCTAACTGCCATGCGATGGTCACTTTCCCTGACCACTATTGCCAACAACACTATGAGCATGAAGCTGAGTACTTGGCTAGTCGGCAACGTTGGGCACGTAGCAATGACAAACAATACACACACAAGTACAACACGGTTATACGTTATCGTAATGAGGATAAGCGTCAGCAATACAACTTCTATCGGACAAGGCAATGGTCACATCTAAGGCAACGAGTCCTGGAGCGTGATCATTACTTATGTGCTTACTGTAAAGTGGCAGGCGTTATCACGCCTGCTAAGACAGTTGATCATATTGTGCCAATTGAGTTTGATGAAACGCTGAAAGCTAACGTTGATAACTTAGCTGTTATCTGTGGGAGTTGTCATCGTGCTAAGACGGACTGGGAGCAATTATACTATGGCACTGGTCAAGGCAACGAGTTGCAAAGTGTAACGCCGATCAATGATGTATCAGCAATCGTTGTGTTAATGAATGAGAAATAAAGTTTGGAATAAGTTCAATCAATTTATCGGCACTTGTCGTTCGATTTGAGCGGCTCTAAATTTATGAATGTAATTAGTTACGATGATTATTAAAACAACCCCCGCCCCCTAACACGTCCCAGGAAGAGCGCACACATTGCCGTTATTTTGTGATATAAACAATTTTTTAAATTTTTTAGGTAGGGGGGGTCACCAAATAATGAAAGGAGAGAGTAGTAGTGAAAAAGTCGGATAAAGACGTCAACGACGGGCAATTAACACGTACACCGCCAGCTTACTTAGGCCGGCAAGCTAAGGTCGTTTGGCGTCGATTAGTGCCTTTTTTAGAAGACAATACCCCAGTTAAACGCATTGATAGCGGGCTTGTGGAGCAATATGCTTCCCAATATGAGATTTACCGCAACGCCTATAAGCACATTCAAAAAAACGGTGAAGTTCAGGCAATCTATAAGACGTTGCAAGACCAGACTGGTCAAAAAATCGGTCAGGACTTTGTTGGTTACAAGCGAAACCCGATGACTCAAATTTACGATTCAGCCGTTAAGAATCTAACGAAGTTAGGCGCTGAATTGGGACTATCTCCTAAGTCACGTAGTGATTTGCTCAAGTTAAACTTAGATGACCACAAGGACAATCGGAGCATTAGTGACCGTATGAGAGAATTTCTAGGAGACTGATAATGAAGATTGATTTAACACAAACACATGATGTTATTGGAGCTTATCAAGCATTAGACTGCTCAGCGATTCGCCAACAATACACTGATCCGGGCACAAAGTATGCCTTTGAAGTCCTCGATGAGAAGGTGATTACTGGCTATCTGCTCAAGCTAGCGGCTTTTCGCCATATCCGAGACTTGCAACGGCAAGGTAGCGTTGAATTTCCCTTTACTTATTCGGTTAAGAAAGTAGACCAAGTGCTTAAATTTGCTGCCATCTGTCCGAATGTTGATACGGGCGAACCAACTAAGCTTATGCCGTGGCAAGAATTCATTATGGCTATGCTGGTTGGCTGGCGTAATGATGACGGTGGCAAGCGTTTCTCACGGGCCATTGTTTCTGTTGCACGTGGACAAGGTAAGACGTACTTGATGGCAATTATCACTGCCTATAGCTATTTAATTGAGTCATTGGGCTTATCCAATCAAGATTACTTAGTATCTTCTATTAATTACAAACAAACTAGTAAAATTCTGGGCTACATTAAGTCGATGTTAGCCAAGATTGCAACGATTGAACCATTTAAAACACTAATTCAAGATAGTGGATTAGATACACGGACGCTGTCCTCACAGGCCGATCAAGTCACAATGAGCAAGACTAATAACAAGCTACGGGCGATTAGCCATGAGGCTGGTCAGTATGACTCATTTCACTTTACAACTGCTATTTTTGATGAAATTGGTGAAGTAAGAACACGGCAGAAGATTTCTAAAATTGTTTCGGGCCAAGTTAAGGTGCGTAATAAGCAATTTATTCAAATTTCAACGGCATATCCTGATCCCAATGTCCCATTTCACGATGATGAGCGTATGATTCAGCAAGCCATGGAACAAGATTATTTGCGCGATGCTGATACATATTTGGGGCTTATTTGGTCGCAGGACAATCTGGACGAAACTTATAAACCCGATATGTGGGTTAAAAGTAATCCCTTACTAGATTTACCAAGCCAACGAGAAGTGTTGCTGAACGGCTTGACAGATAAGCGCGATTCTGACGCTTTGTCGGGCACACTCAACGATTTCCAAAACAAAAACCTTAACTTGTGGCTAGAACAATCGACCGACAGCTTCTTGAAACTGCCTGACGTTGAGCGAGCTATTATATCATCATTTAGTTTTGATGATCGGCAAGTTTATATTGGTTTTGATTACTCGATGTTTAGTGATAACACGGCGCTAGCGTTTGTATTTCCTTATCGTGATAATAATGACAAACCACGATGGTTTATTTATCAGCATAGCTTTATTCCCTGGCAGAAAGCTGGTTCGATTGAAGCTAAAGAAAAGCAAGACGGTATTAATTATCGGAACTTAGCTCAAAAGGGATTTTGCACAATTAGTAGCCATCCTCAAGGACTAATCAATGACGAGCAAGTTTATCAGTGGTTACTTAACTTTGTTGAGCGGCATCGACTGGAAGTTGTTTTCTTTGGTTATGATGCGTGGGGGCTAACACCCACAATCAAGCAATTGGATTTGAATTCAGGGTGGCCATTGCAAGCCATTCGGCAGCGGACTAGTGAATTGAAGGATCCAACTAAGTTTTTGCAGACGATGTTTGTTGAAGGCTCGGTAGACCGCTTGGATGATCGAATTATGGAAAAGGCATTACTAAATGCTGAAATTTATGAAGACAAAATTGGTATTCAAGTCGATAAAGCTAAGGCCACATTGAAGATTGATGTGGTAGATGCGTTAATTGATGCCTTATTCCAAGCCATGTATCACTTTGAAGACTTTTCAGACGTAAACAATCCTGATAAACAGGTCGAACGTATGAACGAAAAACAAGTTCTTGAATGGTTTAATAACCCGGAGTCAGGATTGCTAGGAGATGATATTGATGATTTTTAAACAATTTTTTGCAACTATCTGGCATTATTTTGATGTACTGTGTTTCATTCTAGGTATGATTGCTGGGGTATATGCAGCCTTTTTATTTGGGCAGGCACAGGGCGTTCTAGCAATTGCTGTAGCTTTGTTTTTAGTTGGCTGGCTTTCGGAAGTCGTAACAGCTGGCCAAAAAGGAGGTGATTAACAATGCCTTTTTTTGAACCACCAACGGCAATAAATAATTCAGTTAGTATTCAAAGCGTGCCAGTAGAAGACGATAATATCATTAATTTTTTGTCACCAACTGGCAATAATGAGTATGTTAGTGCCAAAGATGCTTTGGAAAATTCAGATATTTATTCAGCGGTTAATCAAATATCTGGAGACTTAGCCACGGTACAATTAATGGCTAATATGCCACGAGCGCAGGGAATCCTAAACAATCCCAGTACGACAGCTAACGGTCACACGTTTTGGCAGTCTATGTATTCACAATTGTTATTGGGTGGTGAATGCTTTGCATATCGTTGGCGTAATCCTAATGGCTTAGATCTGCGCTGGGAATATTTGCGACCGAGCCAAGTGCAAACCTACTTATTAGATGACGGCAGTGGCTTAACCTATACGGTTACTTTTGATGAGCCTAACTTGGGCGTTCTTCAATATGTACCACAGTCTGACATGATTCATATTCGCTGGGCTAGTACTGATGGCGGTATGACGGGTAACAGTCCATTAAAAGCATTGTCGAATGAGTTACAAGTCAAGAGTTCATCTAACAGTTTAACGTTGGCTGCACTAGCACGTTCAATTAGCGCTCCTGGCGTGCTATCTATTCAGCACGGTGGACTGTTAAGTGAGAAGATGAAGGCCAGCCGCTCACGTAACTTCATGAAACAGGTGAACAAGTCAAACGGTGGCCCAGTAGTTATTGATCAACTTGAAGATTACAAGCCACTAGAAATGAAAGCCGATGTTACTAAGCTGTTAAGCCAAACAGATTGGACGAGTAAGCAAATTGCTAAAGTTTTCGGCATTCCTGATAGCTATTTAAATGGCCAAGGTGACCAGCAAAGTAATATTGACCAAATTAAAGGCATGTACACTAATGCCCTTAATCGCTATTTACAGGCGATTTTAGCTGAACTTGATAATAAGCTTAATGCTAAGATAACGGCCAATATACGGACTGCTGTAGACCCATTGGGAGACTCATTCGCAGCCACCCTATCAGGGCTAGCTAAAGATGGCACGATTGCTAATAATCAAGCAACTTGGTTACTACAGCAGACTGGTTATTTTCCAGATGAAATGCCTGATGCTAAGAATCCAACGACACAACAAGTTGTGATTCAATCGGGAAAAGGAGGTGATAATGATGACAAAGAAAGTGATGATTAAAGGCGATATTGTTGATGATCAAACAGCCGGTTTCTATCAGTTCTTTGGAATGCCAGCAGTATCACCTTCGGGTGTTGCTGACATTTTAAATGATGACAGTGGCAACACTGACGATGACGACGGCGATGATGAAGCGCTTGAAGTTGATATTGCTTCCAATGGTGGGGACGTTTTTGCGGCTAGTGAAATCTATACTATGCTAAAGAACTATGCCGGCAACGTAACGGTTAATATTCAAGGATTAGCCGCTAGTGCGGCGAGTGTGGTAGCTATGGCTGGTGATCATATCAATATTTCACCAACTGCTCAGATTATGATCCATAAAGCCTGGTCACAGCCAGCTGGTAATGCTGACGATCTGGAACATGAGGCCAGTATTTTAAATGGTATTGATCAATCGATTGCCAGTGCTTATGAAGCTAAAACTGGCATGGACCAAGCTGACTTACTACAGTTAATGGCAAATGAAACATGGTTAACCGCTAGTGATGCCGTTGATAAAGGCTTCGCTGACGAAATTATGTTTGCTAATGATCAACAATTGCAACCGGTGAATGCTATTTCACATATTCCGCCTAAATCTGCAGTTAACAAGCTGCTGAATCTCATTTATAAGGCGGATAAGGATAAAACTAAGCCATCTAAAGAAGAAAATACTACTAATAGTCAATCTGCTGAATTACGAAACAGCAAATTGGCTATTTTATTTGGCAAAAATTAAAAGGAGGCCAACTAATGGCTAATATCAATACAATGAATGATGCCTGGATTGCCCAAGGGCAAAAGGTGTCAGACTTGAACGATAAGTTAAACGCAGCTGTCCTTGACGACAGCTTTGATCAAGAAGAATTTAAAGCAATGAAACAAGACCGCGACAATGCGGTTGCCCGGCGTGATGCTTTACATGAACAATTGGAAGAAGAACGTAAAGCTCAAGAAATTGCCAATATGAACAAAGACGATGTAAATCCACTTGATGATAATGAAAAAGACATCAAAGCTGAGTTCATTAAGAACTTCCAAGGCATGATTAAAGGTGACCCTAAAGTTATGAACTTGGTAACTTCTTCTACCGACGAAGCTGGCAATGCAATTGGTTTGACTCTTCCTCAAGATATTCAAACGGCAATTAATACGCTGGTTCGCCAATACGATTCATTACAGCAGTATGTTAATCGGGAAGCTGTTACAACTCAAACCGGGTCACGAGTTTACGAAAAATGGACTGATGTCACTCCTTTAGCTGATTTAGATGATGAAACAGCCACTATTGGTGATAATGATGATCCTAAGCTATCCATTATCAAATACACGATCCATCGGTATGCTGGCATTACCACAGCTACTAATTCGTTACTAAAGGATACCGTTGACAACATTTTGGCTTGGCTGTCTCAATGGATTGCTAAGAAGGTTGTTGTTACTCGCAATGCTAAAATCATTGCAGCAATGAACAATGCGCCTAAAAAGCCCAACTTGTCCAAGTTCGATGACATTATTACGATGATTAATACTGCTGTTGATCCTGCCATTAAGTCTACGTCGTTCTTAATGACAAATACGTCGGGTTTCAATGTGCTTTCCGAGGTTAAGGATGCTATGGGGCGTTACCTATTGCAACCCGATCCAACACAACCTGATCGGTATTTAATCCGCGGCAAGCGGATTGTAGAGGTAGCTGACAAGTGGTTGCCTAACGTTGGAACTACGTCAGCACCGGCTTATCCACTTTATTATGGCGATTTGTCGCAAGCAGTAACTTTGTTTGACCGAGAAAGTACTTCCTTATTGACTACCAATATTGGCGGTGGCGCCTTTGAAAAAGACCAAACCAAGATTCGCGTAATTGATCGCTTTGATGTTGAGGCCACTGATACGGAAGCCTTCGTTGCAGGCTCGTTCAGTAAAATTGCTGACCAAACGGCCAACTTTGCGGCGAATGCTGCTACAACGACCAACGGGAAGTAATTAGCCAACTATGTCGCCAATAAATACACAGTACAGTGACAATCTGGGCGGCTAAGCAAGGATGTGATTTAAGTGGCGGCTGATTTAGAAACATTGAAATCATCTTTGCGAATTGACGGGGATGATGACGACAAACTGCTAAAAGGCTACTTGTCTGCAGCCACTAGCTACATTAAACAGGCCATTGGGGACGACAATAGCGTTCTAGGGTTCTATGAAATGGAAGGCGTGAAAGACTTGTTTGAAACTGCTGTTTACGCCTTAGCTGGTTCATACTGGTATTATCGGACATCAATCACTTCAAACACTGTTAATCCAGTTGACTTAGTTGTTGATTCAATCATTGGCCAATTGCGAGGCCTGTATAGCCAAAAGCAGGGTGAGGTGGATGACAATGGCGATTAATAGGTTAACTCCAGTTGACTTTAACCAACGTATACAGATTGGCACTGTTAAAACTGTTCAAAATCCTATTAACGGGACTAGCAAGCAGACGTTTGTTAGCCATTTTAGTTTATACTGTGCACCTTATACACGATCAATTGCATATTCGTATCAACTCACAGCTGAACAATTAGAGCAAGTAGTGGTCATTATTAGGCATAATCCTAAGGTTTATGAAGGTATTAAATGTCGGTATCAAGGTAAGCTTTACGATGTCATCAATGACAGCACAGATGATTCTAGTAACTATCTTTCTTGCGATTATTTGACGCTCAAACAGGTTACTAAGGGGGCCTAACTATGGCAAACAATGATATGGCCGACCAACTAGAAAGCTGGCTTAAAGACGTCCATAAGCTAGTTCCCAATGAAGCTGAACAGGAGCGGATAACCAAAGCCGGCGCTAAGAAGTTAGCTGATAACTTGACGGAAGTCACGAGAAAGAAACACTATTCAAATCATAAAGACGAGAAGTACGGACACATGGCTGACAACATAAGTTATAACAGCAATGACATAGACGGTGAACATGATGGAAGCTCGATTGTAGGCTGGACTAATAAGTACCATGACATGAATGCCATGCGGTTAAACGATGGTACCAAGCACATTAAGGCTGACCACTTTGTCGACCAGAACCTAGCCGACAGCCAAGATGATGTTTTTAACGCCATGCTCGATGAATATAAGAAGGGGGACGATGACTAGTGTTATTACCAGTATCACGGGTAGCCAGCCTAGTTAACGCCCTCAATTTAACGTGGCTAGATAAAGTCTACCTTAATGAAATACCTAACGAAGATTTAGACAACACTACTAGTACAGTCATGCTGTTGCAAGAGACCGATTCAAGCCCGGCCTACCTTGCAAACAACACGTTTAAAGGGTTAGCAATGGGTGTTGAGATTCAAATCTTCTACAAGGTTAACCTAGCCGATGACTTTAACCCATTGGAAGCTGAGATAGCTTTGATGAAGATCCTTAAAGAGGCCGGCTGGTTAATTGTATCTAGTCAGCACCACACAACTGACCCGGATACCAACCAAGTGACCAAAACAATTTATGTAACTAAAAATGAAATGATTTAAAGGAGAGATATTTAAATGTCAAAACATAACATTGTAAAAGCAACTTTTGCTTTGCTAGATGATAATGGCGACTTAATTAAAGACGCTACCAAAGGTCTATCTACTGACGGAATCTATGTTGCCGATCACAATGGCGAAGGTTTCAGTCAAATCAATGTGACTGCTATCGAAGCGGCCGGGACGCCTGGTTGGGGGAATGGACAAATCAAACGAACAGCTTATGGTAAGTCTATGCCCACGCTGGCTTTAACCGCCTTAGATTTGGACTTCAAGATTAACCAGATGCTAAAGGGGTTCACACAAAACACCAATACAGGTGCCTGGGTTCGTCAGCTACCTAAGCCACATGTTGCGATGATTGCCGAATCACAATCATTAGATGGCGACATCTCAATTTATGAATGCTTTAACAATATCGAATTCGTTGAAGAAGCATCTAATAACAGTACTGATACCAACAGTGAAGCTGCTTACTCAACAGTCCTAAATGGTACCGTCTTAACGCCATTAAAGTCTAACATTTTCTTAGCTGCCAACGGGGTACAACAACCTTATATGATTGCCAAGTCAACTGATACTAACTTCGACCTAGACAAGCTTATGGCTGAAACGTTTGGCGGCTACACTAAGTCAACAAGTGGCACAACCGGTGGAGCGACTGGTAAATAGAACTAATTATCTAAAGGCTTCCTTAATTTGGGTGGCCTTTTTACATACCTAAAAATAAATGAAAGAGGTAATTTTTATGAAAATCAATGCTAAAAACTATTTTAAAATCAACAAGACGGCTGATGTAACGCCAACTAACAATATCATTCGATTAGCTACCAAAGTTCAAATTGGTATGTTGGAATCACAAGACACCGAAAAAGAAGTTACCGAACTAGACGCAATGAAAAACGGCCTAGAATTGCAAGATGATATGGTTGGCTTTGTACAACGGGTCATGGGATACACTGACAAACAGATGGAGTCTATTAACGATACTGTCTCAATTGAGCGTTTTGGCGAAGGAGTTGGTTATCTAATCATGCGGTTAAATGGTATTTCAGATGCCGACATTAAGTTATCTGAACAAAAGCAACGCAAGGCAATTGAAGATGCTAAGTCGTCAAAATAAACCGGCACAAACGCAACGTTGAAATCAAACGAGAGGTTATGAAGTTAAAAAATCAGCAAGAAGATTTTAGCTTGCTAAGTAAACAATTGTTATTGGAGGGAATATCAACCAAGGAATTTGGCGATAGTCCCTTTTTTGATTTCATGGCGGCTTTAAATGCTCGTAAAAAGGAAGACCGATCTGAGTTAGTCGACCCACTAGAAGCCATTAATCAAACGTATGGCTTATAAGCGTTTGTGCCAGACAGATCAAAGAAAGGAGGTTAAAAAGAATGGCTAAAAAAGTAGTCGGCCGAGAGATGACCAGTAAGGTTGGCCTCGACAGTGCTGAGGCTGTTAAATCACTAAAGACGTTGACAGCCGAGGTTAAAGCCAATACTAGCGGCTGGAAGGCCCAGGAGACGGCATTAAAGTCAGCAGGTGAGTATCAAAAGGCCGCAGCAGCTAGGGTAGATGGCTTAGCCAAATCAATGGAGATGCAGAAGTCTAAAATTGATGAGTTAAAGTCCCGTCAATCAGGCCTAAACAGAAACACTAAAGACGGTGAAGAAGCTTATTTAAAACTATCTGACCAGATTAACAAGGCTAGTCGGTCATATGACTCAATGGGTGGTCAACTAGATCGGGCCAAGTCTAAATTACAGTATTACAACAGTGGGTTAGCCGACTTACAAAAGGGCTATAAACAGAGCACGGCTTTAAGTGAGTCCTATGTGAAACGCCTAGAAGCCGAGGGCAAGCAAGAAGATGCTAACAAGGCTCGTTTAAGTGGTTTAAAACAGGCCTATTCTAACATGGAGTCCCAATATAAGGCTCAAACTAACGAACTAGACCGAATTAAGAGGGCTAGTGGAGCTACCTCAGACGCCTATAAACGCCAGCAAGTGCGTGTTAATGAGACCGCAACAGCCATGGCTAAAGCTAAGACTAGTCAAAATGAGCTACTTAAAGCGATGGAAAAAGAGCCACATGCGTTCATGCACGGTGTTCGGTCTAAACTTGATAGCATTGATGACAAAGCTAAAAAGACATCTCATTTATTCGGCACAATTCTAGGCGCGCATCTAGTTGCAAACGGGATTACCAACGCTTTATCAAGTATAACGGCATCTTTTGGCGAACTTAATAGTGCTGTAACAGAATATGATAACAAGCAACGTACAATGACGGCCACATGGACTACTTTAACTGGTTCAAACGGAAAAGGTAAACAAATGGTCGACATTGGTAATGGGTTAGCTTCAGCTTTCAATCAAAATATCAATGTGGTTGATGAACTTAACCAGTCATTTTACCATGTGTTTGACAATGCACCACGAACTAAAGAATTAACTAAGTCAATATTAACGTTGGGCGATACTCTTAACCTAAGCGATGAGAATGTTACTCGACTAGGCACCAACTTTACTCACATGTTATCAAGTGGCAAGATGCAACTTGGTGACTTTAACATGATTAACGATCAATTGCCAATGTACGCTGAAAAGATGTTGGAGTTTGAAAAGAAGCAACAACATAACAGTAAGCTAACTATGTCTAGCTTGCGCGACCAAATGAGCGCAGGCAAGATTAGTGCTAAAGATGCCGAAGAAGTTATGAACTCACTTGGTGGTAAGTACGCCAAAGCTTCAGAGAACTTGATGAAGACTATACCCGGTATGGAACGATCAATTAAGACTCAAATGCCGGCGTTATTAGACGCCATTTACAAGCCAATTGCCAATATGAAGTCCCCATTAATGGGACAATTTACAAAATGGATTGGTGATAAGGACACTAAATCTGAGTTTAAAGATGTTGGCAATGCACTAGCCTTGCAGATTAATGACATAACTAAAGCGTTTGCTGGTAAAAACTTTAATGTTGGTGATAGCCTCAATAAAATGTTGTCTAACCTAGCAAAAGGCATTGATAAAATGGGTGCTAACATCGTTGCTCACAAAAAAGAAATAAAGTCATTCTTTAGTTCAATGAAGACTGCTTCCAAGACATCTTTCAACGTGTTCGTACAATCTCTCAAGGACATTGAACCAATATTGAAGATTGTCGGTGAATTTGCTGAGAAACACCCTAAAGTATTCGCTGGTTTAGCTTCTAGTGCCTTTATAGCAAGTAAGGGTATATCTGCATTAAAGCTAGCCTTCAGTGGCTTAGACTTGGCGAAGGGCCTAGGTGGCAAGCTTAGCCGGATTGTGTTAAAACCAAAGGTTGATGGAGCTGAAGGTGAACGAGAACTAACCAAATTTGCAAGTTTTGTCAAGCGTTCAGGGACTGGAATGGGTCACTGGTTAAAGATGGCTGCTAGTGTAACCACTGCTAAAGCTAAGAGTGGAATTAGTGCTTTGTGGACACACACTAAATCAGTTGGTGGACAGATCGGCAAAGGCCTATCATGGACCGCAAAAATTGCATATAAGGGTGCATCTAAAGCTTTTAGTGTCTTAGCTGGCGGTATCAAATTGGTTGGTAAGTCGTTTTTATCATTGGGAAAGTTGATGCTGACAAATCCAATTGGACTAGTTGTCACGGCAGTAGTTGCGCTTGGAGTAGCCCTTTATGAAGCGTATAAGCATATCAAACCGTTCCGCGATGCAGTAAATGGTATGGGGACTGCCATGAAGAAATTGTTTACTGGCAAATTTGGTTGGGAAAAATCAATTGGTAAGAAACTTGCAGGTGTTGGGTCTACCATTAGTAAATGGGGCAAAGGCGCCGGTAAGTTTGTTTCTAAGCATAAAACTGAAATATTAGCTGGTTTAGTTAGCCCGTTCGCTGGGTTATCCGCTTGGTTCTTAAAGGACACTAAGACTGGTAAAAATGTTCAAAAATGGGCGAAAGGTTTTAGTAAGGACATTAAAAAAATGGGCTTGAAAAAGGCCATGGATAAACAAGTTAACGATGCGTCTAAGGCGTTTAAAAAGTCAAAATTCGGCAAGTGGTTTAACAACATTGATAGCAGCTTCAACTCATTCAAAAAATCATTTAAGAAGACTTGGAATAAGCATTGGTCTGATACGGGAAAAACACTTAAACGCGATTGGAATGGCTCAGTTAAGGACACCAAGAACTTCTTTAGCTCTATCGGTAAGAAGTGGGATACATGGAAGTCTAGCTGGAAGAAGAGTTGGGCCAGCCACTGGTCTAGTAACGGACGTACCCTAAAATCCAATTGGGATGGCTCGTACAAGCTTACTAAGTCATTCTTCTCTAGTATGGGTACTAAGTGGGCTGGCTGGAAAAAGAGCTGGTCACACTCATGGAATAGTCATTGGGACAAGATGCGGTCTAACCTGCACAGTTATTGGAACAAGGACCTGAGCCATACTAAAGTGTTCGGAAATTCAATGGGTGACTGGCTATCATCATTCAAGAAGTCATTCAAATCGGGATGGTCTGGCTTAGGTACCGGCGTTGAGAATATCTTCAAAGGGCTCTGGAAGAACCTAAAGAAGTTTGCTAGAGACGGCATGAACGATGTTATCGACCTTATCAATGGTGGTATCAATGCGGTTGATAGTGTCATCCATACGTTTGGTGGTAAAAAGAAAACCATTGGTGATTTAAGTCATGTTCACTTTGCCACTGGTACTGGGATGTTTAGTGGATCACGTAATCCAATTACCAAGCCTACATTAGCCATGCTAAATGATGGTCACGATTCCCCAGAAACCCATAATCAGGAAGCTTTAATTCATGCCAATGGCGAAGCTGAGTTGATTCATGGGACTAATGTTATGCGGTTACTAGAACCCGGTGCCGAAGTCCTAAACGCGTCTGAAACCAAGATGCTTGGATTAACTCACTTCTCTAAGGGCACTGGCTTTTTTGGTGATATTCTAAACAGTGTCACTAGTGGTATCTCAGGCGTAACTAGTTGGGTTGGTAAGAAGGTTAACGGACTAGAAAAGTTCTTTAAGACCGCTGAAAATATTATCGCTCACCCGATTAAGTCACTTGAAAACCTGTTTAGTTGGTCTGCTAAGGGTGTTTCAGGAGTCATGAGCGATATTGGTCATGGCCTATTTAATGGTGTTGAGAAACAAGCTAAGACATGGTGGTCAACCTTATGGAACAGTGTCAGCGATAGCCTCGATGATGGCACTGGTTCAAGTTCTAGCTTAGTCAAAGCCATGGAGAAGTACGGTAGCACCAACAAGTATGTCTGGGGTGCTGCTGGGCCTAGTGCGTTTGACTGTTCCGGCCTAGTTGAGTACACACTGAAGAAGATGGGCATTAGTTTCCCACGTACGTCAGGTGAGCAATATAAGGCATCTAAGCATGTCAGCGACCCTAAGCCAGGCGATTTAGCTTTCTTTGGCCCCGGTGGTAGTGAACACGTTGGTGTTTATATCGGCGGCGGGAAGATGTATTCTGCTGAGAATGAGCATGATGGTATGGGTATCAGTAAAGTTCATGGCGGTGGCTATGGAACCTTCGCTGGTTATGGACGCGTACCGGGCTTGTCTGACAGCGCTAGCTCGGATAAATCTGCTAAGTCTAGTGGCCTGTTAGGCATGATCAAGAAGCAGGTTGGTAGTGGCTTCTGGTCATTTATCAGTAAGTTGGCTGACATGTTTGGTGATGATGGCGGTGGTGCCATCGAAGGCGGCGCTATTACTCACAGTATGATCGACCGAGCCCTGGAGATGACCAAAGTACCAAGAAGATATTGGTCTAAAATGCAGTCAGCTATTATTAAGACAGCTGACAGCGAAACAGGCAACCGAAATATCATGCAAACTATCTCAGATGTCAACTCTGCTAATGGTAACCCAGCCGGTGGCCCATTGCAGTTCACCAAGACAACCTTTGATGCGTTTGCCTTTCCGGGACACCATAACTTTAGATCAAGCTTCGACCAAGTGCTGGCGTTCCTTAACAACAGTGATTACTTAAATGCTACTGGTAACACGTCCATTTGGGGACATGCCAAATATGACTGGTTGCATAGTGGGCCAATTGGACATAAGCGGTTTGAAAATGGTGGTATTATCAACACTAACCAACTTATTGAGGTTGCTGAGAAGAACAAGCCCGAGATGGTTTTGCCGCTAACAAACAAATCACGGGCTAACCAGCTAATCACACAGGCTAACCAGATTGTTAATGGCAATAATAGTAATCAGATTGCATCTAATAACAGTGAAAGTAGTGAGAAGCTTGATAAAGTCATTGCGTTATTGGCGGCTTTAGTATCAGGCCAAGGCAATGTACAAGCAGTCATTGCTAAATCTGACGTGGTTAATGCCGTTAAATCTGACAATAAGACTACGTCACAATATTCACAGATGATGGGCTATTAAAGCCATCAATTAAAGGGCCGTTCTTAATTGGGCGCCCTTTTTACATAGCTAAACTTAAAAAGGAGGTTAAATCGTGACCTTACAACGAGATGATTTTGAATATGCCGGTTTAAATAGCCGGGACGATTTACAGGTTGAAATGGGAAACGTGGTATTGCCTAGTGCACCGGCCATGGCTGAACAAGTGACTGACATACCGGCCATGTATGGTAACCAATTTAACGGCACTGACTTTACGAGCCGGACGATTAGTATACCGGTATCCATTTACTGTGCTGATAATCAAGACAGATTTAATCAGATTATGCACAATTTAAGCGGTCTGCTACTAAGCGATGGCCCTAGTGATAATGGCAGGGAATACCCATTAATATTTGGCTTTGAACCCAAGGTGACTTATTGGGGGCATATTACCGCAATTAGTGACCCGGCCCCGATTAATACGGGTATGTATGACATGACACTTACTATTACCTTTGTGCAGTCTGATCCCCGGGCAACCCTGCCACAGGTTGAAACACCCTTAAAAAACGGCTTAAATACGATTACCATTGAGGGAACTGCTAGAACGGAGCCAGTTATTCAGGTCATACCTAAGCGGGATTTAAAACACATTGGTTTCACCTTAAATGGTGGCGAATATGGGCTAGGGCCAGATAGTGATGAAGACCAAGCAGTGGCGGTACAGCCTTACACGCAAGTTGTGAACAGTGACGTATTAAATACCATGGCTGAGTGGACTAATGATGCCAATGCCATTGCTCAGATGAAGACCGCCGGCAAGTACATTTATCAAGGTGAAGCTGATAGCAACCGAGATACCCAAGTATTAATGGTCAAGCTAGCTAATGGGGTTAAACAATATGGTAGTCATCAACCAGACTGGTATGGCCCCGGTGTTCGTTTTACTGGCATGACTAACAGTCTGACTAACTATCGAGTTAAGACTAGAATCCACCACATTAAGCACTCAGGTACCCATAATGGGCGCGCGATGGGGCGGGTAGAAGTTCTGCTTTTAGACCCTAACGGAGCTACAATTGGCCGGTTTGGTCTAGCTGATTCTAGTTCCGGCGGCACCCCAACGTGTTACTTACAAATTACTAAACCGGGTGGTGCTTTTGCTGGCGGTGATGGTAAACATGAAACGCTATTTATGGGTAAGGGCCCTTCAGGTAGCTCTAGCAATGGCCGTGACCAGAAGATTAAAATTAAGACTGGCACTACGACTAAGACGGTAGTCAAACGGTCACGCAATAAGCATGGAAAAGTGACAACTAAGACCATTAATGAAAAAGTTGACAAGTATATCACCGTGGTTAACAAAGAAGAAAAGTCGGCGTTAAGCACTAGTTGGCTAGAACTCGACTTAATCAAAAATGGCAAGGTGTTTAGCTGGTCAATCACGCAATACTACACCAGTGGCAGTCACAATGGTCAACCATGTAAAGACCCTAAACGGTTCCTGATTGTACACGGCACGTTTGTTGATAGAAATTCAAATTATCAATCGGCTTTAGGTGGTATCGGTGGAGTGTTCTTCAAGCATTCAATTGCCGAAGATGACGAAAATGTAGGCTATGAAAACCCGTTTATGTCAATCACTCACCTAGACATTTACCAAGTTAATGATGTGGCTCAGGACGCACCTAAGTACATTGCTAATGCCGGTCAAGAGATTGTTCTAAATTGTGAGACTGATAGCACCACAGTGGGCGGTAAGCTAGCTAGTCCAATCTGGTCAACGGACTATCCCAAGCTTAGTCCGGGGGTTAATAGCCTAACTATGATTGGTGACCTAGATGACGCACAAATCACACTTAAATATCTACCCAGATTACTCTAGCAACACTTAAAGGCTTCCCAATTAAGGGTGGCCTTTTTACATAACTAAAATAAGGAGGTTAACAGATGGCTTTAAATAACCAATATTTAATCCTAGATTCGAATTTAAAGCGGATTGGGGCCCTGACTGTTGACGGTGCCACTAAGTTCTCTAACGACAGCGTCAAGATTCAACTAGCTGATTCAGACACAACTAGCACGTCATATGATGATGATGTTAATGTGGGTACTAATGACACGTTTGATGGCACGGTTAACCTAAATGCCCAATCTAAAAAGTTTGATCATCAAGGCCAACTAGACGTGCTTCAAGGCCAGCCAGATTCAGATAAAGTGGTGGCTGGTAACAACTTAGCCTATTATGACGAGCTATCGGGCCATTGGTATGTCATGCGTATATACAGCGTGGAAGAGAACAATACCGCCGCTGTTAAACACGTCACAACGGCTAACTTTACCAATCTGTGTTTGTACAGTTTAGCCCATCATTATCCGGTGGTCACTACGGCTAGTGCCAGCTCGATTCAGACAGCCTTTAACGAATGCTTTAACGCCACTGGCTGGACACTAGACTATCAGACGACTAATGTGATGACCCCGACAATTACCATTGATAGTAAAACGAAAGCTAGTACATTAGTACAGACACTCATTCAAACCTATAACGTTGAGATCGACCCTTATGTTGAGATTGATAGCCAAGGGAATATCACGAAAAAGGTGTGTGTCATTACTGACAAGCTTAATGCTGACGTGGTCTATAACGAGGCGGTATTTGGCAAGAACATCACTAGTATTAAACGGACAACGGTATCAACGCCCGTGACTAAGTTAATCCCATATGGGGCCAACGGTAGCACGATTGCAGTGGTCAATGATGGTAAGCCTTACATTGTTGATGATGACGCTAATCAGAAATATAACCCTGATTGGCAAACTGGCCTGTACTACGAAGCTGTGGTTACCGCTAATCAGATTAGCAATTCAGCCGGTTTGAAAGCCTGGGCTCAGGATATGCTTAAGCTATACAACCACCCGCGGACTTATTATGAGGTGAATGTAACACCCAACTTTAATCCGCCATTAGGCGCCACGATTAGGTTTAAAGATGAGTTAATTGAGCCCGTATTAGACGCTAGCGGTCGCGTTATTCAACGGACAATCAGCTTTGCTAACCCGTATGGCAACACGGTTGGTTTTGGCGAGTATACAACTGTTCAAGTAGCCACGCCGGCATGGATGGAACAGTACCAGAACGCACTCAGTAAGGCGGTTGAAGAAGCTAAGGCCGATGCTAGTTCGATTAAACCAGTAGCTTTAACGCCTGACGGTAACAATTTCACTGATACCACCCAAACTAAGCGCTTAATCTTACAGGCTTGGGAAGGTAGCACCAATATTTCATCGTATATTGACAGCAAGGGCTTTATCTGGCGCCGTTATAATACCGATGGCACGGTTGACACCAGCTACCAACAAACAGGCTATTTAATCAATGCAGCTAGTAACGCTGTTGGTACCTTGCACGGCACGATTGAAGCTGACTATATCCAAGATGACCCCGAGATTAAGCTAGACACCACTAATATCAGCTATTTAGGCGTCTATGGCCCAGATGATAATGGGGCGCATTCAGCGACCCAATACATGGCACGGTTAAGCAATGGGCAATATCTAACTAGTCGGGCACGTGATTCTAGTGGTTCTAAAGATGTTATGTTCGCTTTGCAGGATAGCAAGTTTGCCGTGCAGTCAGTGATGTTGCAAGTCCATGGTCAACATGGTGGGACGTTTGGGGTACAGGAAGTTAATAACACGGTCTATATTTGGAACATTGTGAGCTTGAAGAATGACCATGATTATATTCTAGTTCGTTTCCCTTATTTACCGGGAGTTACCTTACAGCCTACCGATAAACGAGTTCAACAGATTATGACCCTTAAAGGGTATGGCCGCATTAACTATGACCGTCAACACGATATGGTCTCAATTGGCTATAACGATGGTAGCACCGATATTCTTAACGCGAGTGACCTGTTAGCCGGCAATTATAACGTACTATACAACTTTAATATCACGGATTATGGGATTGATTTTAATCAGAACACCTACCAGTCTGAATGCCTAGACTTCCCTTACTTTTACTTTGCGGCCGGTGGTGGTCAAGAAACAAATGAGGACCCACATAAGGTATGGGCTTTAAATGTCGTGCATAAAGGTGCTGAGTTTGAGGTTTATCTGGATAATGACCTAGATTTTCCTAATTTGACCGATGAAAACCGCGAAGTTGAAACTTGCAATGTCTTTTATCAAAATGGTCAGCCTTATATGCTGTTTACTTTTAATACCAACGCCCTTTTAATTAATCCGGCTTCGATGGAACGTGAAAAGGTGTATACCATTCCAATGATAAAACGATCAGCAGTTAGTGTGATTGATAAGGGTACAATCAGTGAAAATGATAACACGGCCGATTAGAAAGGAGGTGAATTAAATGGCTGAATCTAATGCAACTCAGGTCATATTAACCGATGATGGCATTAGAATTATTAACGCGCAAAATACGGCTGATAATGCGGCTAGTGGGGTCGCCAACTTAAACGATCCCAATTTAATGAGCGTCATTGAAAAGCAGACCCAAGCAGCACAATATGCCGGATTAACCAGTCAGTACAATGTGATTCTAGCCCGGGCTAAAGAGGCCAATATCAGTACGACTGCTTTAACCACGGCCTATACTAACCTGAACACCTTTATGACGGCCATCTTAACAGATACCACTAAAGCTAGTGATGTTAATCGAGACACCTATAAGAGCCTCACAGGCGCTTATAATACGGCTCTAAGCAACGTACAGAACGCCTTAAATGATAGTTTTAACACTGACATTGATAACATGCGGTCTAGTGTATCGGTTGCTAGTCAAGCGGCTTCTAGTGCCGCTATCGTAGCTTCACAGGCAACGTCAACGGGGAATAATGCTAGTCAGGTGGCTTCACAGGCGGCTAGTGTGGCTAACCAAGCTAGTGCTGATTACACAGCTTTAAGTGCTGGGGTTAAAGATGGTTCAGTCGTGCATATCACAACTAAAACGTCCATTGATAGTGCTGTTATTGGAACGGCTGAAATAGCTGACGCCGCTATCACTGACGCTAAGATAGGCAATATTAGCGCTAACCATATTATTACTGGCTCAATTGATGCTAGTAAAGTAACGGTGGCTAAATTGGACGCTGGGAACATTACCACTGGAACACTCAGCACTGACCGGTTAAATGTTGGTAAACTATCGGCATTAAGTGCCAATTTGGGTGATGTTACAACCGGTTCCTTAAAAGGTGTCGATATTGTGGCTAACTCATTCAGCACGCCAAATGGCTCATTCACAACTGATGCAAACGGTAATGTGGTGGCTAGCAATTTAACAATCCGGGGCGTTACTAACTTAGTATATAATGCGGCATTATTAGGTAATTCTGGCACATATCCAAATACCAAAGTTCCCGGTTGGAATTTATTCACTAAAGGATACTATTCAAATGCTACTTTGCATGACGGTGTTCCTTCGATTGGATTTAACTCTTCAACTGGTTCTGGGACTTGGGTAACGTTTGCACAATCTAAGTTATACCCATTAAATGGTTTGCACGGTCAGCCTTATAGCGCATCAGTTTGGTTCGTTGACGATGGTAGTGAAGCTGCCATGAAGTATCAATTTACACTGGCCTTCTTTGATGCCAACGGTAACCGATTGGCTAGTGGATATGCTGGTAACACGTGGAATGGTAATCCAACTTCACAAGGTTGGGCATACAAGACAATTAACAATATCATTTCACCAAGTACAGCTGTCCATGTTGCTATCCAATATTGGGCATACAACGGTACTGGTCATGCTCTATTTAGTTCACCTATGCTAACTCAAACTGCTCAATCAACAGGGTACCAGCCAGACACAGGTAATGTTGTCAGTGCTGGCGAAATAGATGGCTCAGTTATTAATGGTTCAACCATTAATGGGACAACGTTCAATGCCGGTGACATTATTAGCAGTACTTATAACACTAGTCGATTCTATCCAACAACTATTACGCCAGCTGGTTTAGTAGCAACTACTGGTTTTAACAGCATGGATGGACTACGAACAGAGATGTCGGCAGGGTCATTTGTAACTAAATACCGAGCTGTTCATTCTAGTAGTAATCAATACGAAGCTTACGACGGGGTGTTCTCCGGTGACGAGTTAGCACTTAATTCAGGATTTACGAATGGAATTGACATGGGCTTTCAACAATCTGTTTCCGGTAATCAATTAACGGGCCAAGTCGTGCTTAGCCCGTTAAACGGAATCCATTTATGGGGAAGCACGCAATCTATTCATTTTAGTGGTCTTCAAATGAATGGCACGGGTATTACCATGAATAGCTATGGTAATATTCTGGCAGATCAGGGTTCGACTTGGTGGCGTGTTGTAGACTTTTCTGGCAAAGAGATTGCTAATTTTGGCACGGATGTCGCAGGAAGCAATGCGATTGAGTTTAATCGTGAATTAGATATTGGCAATTTCCATATTAATACCGGACATACTTTCACTAGTTGGGACAAAGGGGCTATTCACTTTGCCAAGGGCGGTGGCGGTGCAGCTGATATTTATGCAGGCGCCGTTAACTATACTAGTTTGGTTAAATCGTCCCTATTAAGTGTTAAGCGGGACGTTCAAAAGGCTGATACGGCCTATTGGGCACAACTAGTTAACTCAATTGACTTGGCAACATACCAATACAAAACCGACGATAATACCAGTCATTTGCGATTATCTAGCATTGTTGACGACGTTAATGTAACAAAACAGTGGCAATTGCCAGATGTATTTATTAGTCGTGATGAAAACGGCAGGTTAAATGGGGTGGATGACAGTGTGCTTTTAAATGCCACCCTAGCTACGGTACAGGAACAACAAAAGCAGATTGATCAATTAAACGGGCACAATATGGAACTAGAGGCTAGATTAAATAAATTGGAGGCCAAATTAAATGGATAGTATTTTGATTACGAATTATAAACCAGATTACACGAACAACATTATGACGATCAGCATTCAGATTAACACGCTAGGAATTAGTTCACAGGTCAGTATTACCATGGATGAATTGAACACTGCCATTGCTGGAGGTGCTGGGGGAGCAGATAGGGTTAAGTTGAAGGTGTTGAATACGCTGATTGATAGTCTGACTGCTTTAAAGCCAGTTACCACGACTACGACAACCACCACACAGGAGGATTAAATTATGAATATCGATGCACAGGCCTTAATTAACAAGATGACGAGTAACTATGCCCAAGCAATTGCCGTTAAAGATCAGCAATTAGCGATGGCACAAGTTCAAATTGACCAGCTCAATGCCAAGTTGGCTGAGAAGGAGGCACCTAAAGATGGCGAAAACGCTTAGTTTTACCGATACTTCACCACAAACGGTTAAAATTGGCGATACCACCACTAGCTTTACGTTAATTTGTGGCAATGATAATGTGGCCACGGACTTAACTAATGCCACTTCAATTACCGTTAAATTAGGCAATACTAGTGGCTATCTTAAATCGGCCACAGTTGACCCAGCTAGTCTAACGGACCCAACGACTGGTCAAGTTACCGTTAAGTTTAATGCTGACTTGATGACTAGTTTGCCAGCTGGTAGCTATGCCATTGAAGTGTGGGTGGTTGATAGTACCGGGACGTCAATCTACCCTAGTGATGGGTCAACCGGTTTTACCATTACCAATAACATTCAGAGCGCCAATGGCACCACGATTACGAAGGTTGCACTTGATGGCTTGATTGCAGAAATGAAAACTTTTGAAGCTAAAAATAAAATCAATATGGTTACTCAGGCAAAGTATGATACGTTAGCTGATAAAACTGGTTTATACGTGATTCAGGGGTGATTTAAATGGCAGATATAACGCATGGCACGTGGATAAAAGATGGCAAGGCGGTAGACAAGGTGTTCAGCGATGGCAAGCAAGTTTACGGGCGTAATCTATTAACAGGTACTGCAAATAAAATTTTAACTGGAACATTTACAGGTGGTTTCGTTTCAAATGAAAATAATGATGATTTTCTATCTATCTTTCAAGGGTTAGAAGGAGAAACTTTAACGATATCAGTTGATTATGAATATCAAGGGTTTGTCGCAGGAAGTGCTAAAAACCGTATTGGTTGGGAAGTAAAACTATTTACGGATAGCAACACACACTATTTTGGCCCTTGGTATAATACCCCTTCTACTAATAGTTCAGGTTCAGGAAGAATATCATCAACATTTGTAGTACCAAAAAATATAACAAGCGTTGAACCTGCTAATGGATATATTCAATTTTCTGGTTCTGGGACTGGAACCCTAAGTCATCTTAAGTTGGAAAAGGGAAACACACCCACGCCTTGGGCTCCTGCACCAGAAGACATATTAAATTAGGAGGTAGACAATTGAATAAGCACAAATTAAAGGCACTCATCTTAACGGTGGGCGCCATTTTTATGGCCTTTTTGATGGTCAATGTTACCAGTCAGGCTTCAACTAGCCGGGAACAGGGGGTTGATTGGTCTAAGTATAACGGTAATAGTGGGACATTCGGCTACAACACTGATAAGTTTGTATTCTCACAGGCGGGTGGCTTCTATGGTGGGACTAATATCCCTCAGACCACGTATAACAGCCAAGTTGCCAGTGCTAAACGGGCTGGTAAACGGGTACACACCTATTTGTGGGACGGTGTTGGTGGCAATATGACCAATGCCAAGGCTATGATGGCCTACTACTTACCACGTATTAGGACGCCCAAGGGGTCTATTGTTGCATTGGACTATGAGGATGGGGCTTCTAATAGCGTGACAGCCAACACTAATGTCATTCTAGCTCAAATGGCCCTCATTAAAGCGGCTGGCTATACCCCGATGCTATACTCCGGCAAGGCCTACCTCAATGCCTATGTTAATACTAGTGCCATTGTCAAAGCCTATGGTAATTGCCTATGGCTAGCTGAATATCCGGACTATCTGGTGAGAACTAAGCCGAATTACAACTGGTTCCCTAGCATGGACGGCGTGGCTATCTTCCAATTCACTAGCATGTATAGAGCAGGCGGATTAGACGGCGATGTTGATTTAACGGGCATTACTAAATCAGGCTACACGACTGCTAGCAAGAAACAAGCACAAGCCAACGTTAAGAAGGCTCAAAAGGCTCGGGCAGCTAAGAAGGCCACCTTTAAGGTTGTCAAATACAACCAGCAAGGGGTTTTCTATCCTAACCGGACACTAGCCGTGCGATACACGGATTCAGACAAGGTACGTCAAGTGGCTACCTATTACAGGGGTGAGAGTGTAATTTACAATGCCGTCATTATTGAACACGATTATGTATGGGCACGTTACACCCGTTCAAATGGCCTATATGGCTTCATCAAGCTAGGTGTCACTAATGGGCCAGCCTACGGAAAGCGGGTTACTAGTCAGCCGGTTAGTCATACGTACTACACAGTTAAGTATGGTGACAGCTGGTGGACAATTGCCCAACGCAACGGCCTGAGCATGACTGAACTAGCTAGCCAGAATGGAAAGACAATTTACACCACTATTTACCCTGGACAGCGATTGGTGGTGCGGTAATGGCACAATATGACGATACAACTAAGATGCTCATGGATATTAGAGAGGACGTGGCCGCTACCAAAACGAAAGTTGAGAACATCGAAGAAAAATTGAATCAAGTTGACGATATTGGCGACAAAGCGGACAAGGCGCTGGCCAAGTCCATTGAAGCCAGCCATCAAATTGACCGCGTGACGACCATTCAAAATTGGTTGATCGGCGTCTTGGTTAGTGGCGTGCTCGTCACGTTAGTTATTTACATTGCGGAAAAGTTCCTTTAGGAGGGAAAAATAATGACAAAATTTTTAAATGTAATTCAGGCAACACTCAAAGCTAACTACAAGAAGCCCGCTTATTGGGCCCAGATTATCGGGTCCGTGTTGATTATTGGCCTAGCTATTGCAACGGTCTTATTTGGTGTTAAGATTGACTCTAATGCAGTTGTATTAGTGATTACCGCCGTGGGGGCAATCCTAGCCTTTGTCGGGGTAATTACGGATAATTCTATTTTGGAAGATACCGGCAACACGATCAAGACCAAGTCGAGCACGTTAGCTTATACGGAACAAACGGTCGTGGAAGCTTTGGCGGAAGCTCAAGCTAAGATTGAAGCAGCTAACTCAGCGGCGGCTAGTCAAGCCGAAGCCCAAGCATCACAGGCAGTAGTGGCGGCTTACAGTCAAGCAGCTAGTGCGGCGGCAGTTGGTGACACGGCCACGGCTAGTTCAGCAGCCACTTTAGCGTCATCGCTAGCGGCTAATTTGGATACCAATGCGCAACCAAATGCCGAAACGACGTCAGAATCCGCCTCACAAGCAAGCTAAAAGTAGTATAATAATCGTGAACTGTTCTAGTCCCCCATGCTTCGGTGTGGGGGATCCTTTTATTAACAGAAACATACAAAAAGAACCAGCCAAGGCTGGTTCAAGGTTTAAATAAATAAAATGGGTGTTCTGCTCCCTAGGAATTAAGAAGGGAACAATAATGATTATACCTCAAAGTGGATAAATATCACAAGGAGTTATTAATATGTTTGTATAGACTACTTTCGGTATTGTAATATAAACTGACAAGCGTTATTATGTCCTTTGTCCTGTTATTAGTATCATGGCTTTCGAATTCCTCCAAAATTGTCAGCTAATGATGCCAGAGGTGATGAGGATAATCTTCTGCTTTGATGGGCGGAAGATTTTTTTATATTACTTACCCGTGTATTTGGTTAGTGCGATTTTAGTTTTAGCATAATTAGTTGTCAATATAGCTAATGAGACAACTACTAGGGTTTACAGAGTAGTAAGCAATAAGTATAATAATATCTGTCTCTAGATGATAGTTATAACTTGATTAATTCCCCTGCGCTTCGGCGTGGGGGATTTTTTTAATAACTAATATTCAGAAGTATACATTTATGTCTTAAAGACAAATAAAGACAAATTTTTGAAATTAGTAGTGTTTTTTAGTACAAATGAAAAAAGCTTGAATGCCGTTAAATCAACGTTTAACAGGATTCAAACTTCATCTAGTTTACCAAATTATGCCCCAAGCAGGATTCGAACCTGTACATTGTTTCCAATACAGCGACCTGAACGCTGCGCGTCTGCCAGTTCCGCCACTGGGGCAGTTGCTTTAACAACAATATCCATTATAGCGAAAAGTAACAAAAAAATAAACCTTTTTCTATATTTATGCAGTTGATATTAATTGTAATTGCAAATTGGTTGCTTAGTTACTGGGGCTGGCCTTAATTAGCATGGAATAACTGTACGCCGAAATACTGAAATTACTACCGGCAAAAAATGCATCCAAAAAGTCACCCATCCCAGCAGGTTCAACGACACTGCTTGAATGGGTGACAACTTGTCGGTTTATTAATTTGCTTGTTTGGTCGTGATACTACCATCTAAATAAACAAAGTAACTATTCAGATAATGCCCCCGGCCGCCATTAGCCGTTTTCTGATAAGCATCGACCTGATAATAGTGGTGGCCGTGTGCATCTTGATTGGCAGTTGGTATGACACCAAAGGTTTGTTGCTTGGGATCGTTGAGCACTTGCCCGACGGCGGCCACTGCACTAGTTGCGCTAGTGATATGGTCGTCAGCAGCTTGATAATGGTCACCAGATTGCTTCTTAGCACTAGCATCAGCCGCTGCATTGGCACGACTAGTTTGCTCCGCGCGGTTAGCGGCTGCAACTGAGTTCGCTTGCTTAGTGGAAATACTTGGCTCAGCTTGGGAAGTGCAGCCTGCTAAAAGGAATAGGGCGCAGAAACTGATTAAAATTGCCCGGGTCACGTTCGGACCTCCTTATTTCGTTTGTTCTTGGGACAAGCTCGGATAAGGGGCTTGTCGGATGATGTTCGAATCAACGATGGTCATCACACCGATTGACAGAAGTAACAGGATCACTAAGATTAATTTTTTCAT